TGATAGCGACGGTATTTATACAATATAAATTTTAAATGAGCATTAAAAAGGTAAAACCTACTTCTAAGTCAGGATTTAAACAAGGTTATTATAATCCTGTTAATCCACAAAAGTATATAGGAGAACATCCTATCATATACAGAAGTAGCTGGGAAAGAAAGTTTTGCCATTGGTGTGATCATAATGATGAAGTATTAAAATGGGCATCTGAACCATTCTCAGTAAAATACTTTAATATGTTAGATAAAAAGTTTCATAATTATTACCCAGACTTTTATATGAAGATGAATAAAGGCGAAGGTATAATTGAAGAATTTGTAGTAGAGATAAAACCTAAGGCACAATTACAAAAACCAAAGGCCCCAAAAAGAAAAACACCAAAGGCACTAAAGAATTTTAAACATGGATATGAAACTTATGTTAGGAACCTTTGTAAAACTGAAGCATTAAATAAAATGGCTAAATTAAGAAATTTTAAAGTTATGCTATTAACCGAAGACTCAAAATTGTTTTAATGGCTATAGTAGGATCATTTCAAATAGATTTAGATATTTATCTTAAAGAAAATAAAGGTAGATCAGGGGCATCTAAGCAATCGGATTCTTCATTATCTACGATTGGTGATAAAGCTAGAGGTGATCTTGAAAATGGTAAGATGTATTCTTTTGAATATTTTACACCTGAAGAAACTTTTTATGATACCTATCCTATAGTATTAGGTTTAGGTAAAAGTATAGATAATCATCAGCTAGGATTAAATCTTCACTATATTCCATATGAAGCAAGAATACCTTTTTTATCTGATGTATATAGATCATTTAAAGATACTATACTAAGAGAGACAAACACCGCACCTGGAAATCCTAATAGACAATCTAGGTTAAATGAATTTACATATGATAATTTAAAACAATCATTAGGTAGAAAATACAATATAACATATGCCATTAGGCAATATAGAATAGATAGAATAAGAAAACCCAGAGTGATGAGTTATGCTGATTGGTACATAGGTGCTGTAAATAACGAAAATCATTTCTTTGGTGGAAATATTAATGATGCACAAGCATTATATTATAAGAATATATAAACAATAAAAGATAAAACAATATGGCAGGTTTTACTGATAGAAGAGGACCCTTAAGTACAGGTAATCCAGTAAGGAAGATTTTAAAGGATCTTTCTAATTTAGGCATGGCTTACGATGATATGATCATTCGTAATTCTCGTGCTGTAGGTTTTACAGAAAACCAAATGGGTTATACGTTTAATCCAATGGGATCTGATTCCGATGATATGTATAGCGCCTTTGCTGCATTATCATTAACTGATACTACCATGAAAAAGAATATCTCTATCTTTGATAGGGATTATGAAAGAAAAAGAGATCAGCTTAGAGAATATGCAGTACAAGATGAAATAGAAGATATCTTAGATGTAATTACTGATGAAGCGATTGTATTTGATGAATCTAATTATATGGCTTATGCAGATTTTAATGGTCATATAGCATCATCAATAGAAGATGAAATTGGAGATGTGTATAATAACTTATATAATTATTTTGGATTTAATGATTCTATTTCTCCGTGGAATTATTTTAGAAAATGGTTAGTAGATGGGTTTTTGGCATTTGAAATAGTTTATAATGATAAGCAAACTGAAATTATTGGATTTAAAGAATTGGATCCTATTTCATTAATGCCTGGTCTTGATACAGATACAGGTAAAAAACAATGGGTGCAATATCAAGGCCAAGGTGCAAAAGAGAGAAAGCTATGGGATTCTCAAATTATTTACTTATCATATTCTTCAATTAATTCTCCTATGAGAATATCTTATGTGGAGCGATTAATAAGATCGTTTAATCTTTTAAGAATTATGGAAACAACCAGAATCATCTGGGCTGTTTCTAATGCTTCATTTAAAACTCAATTTATTATACCTGTAGGTGGTAAATCTAAAACCAGAGCAAAGCAGTCTCTGGCGCAATTAATGAATTCATATAGAGAAGTTGTTGATTTTAATCAAGAGAGCGGTGAAATTGTAACCAACGGAAAATCAATGATGCCTTTCAATAAGGAATATTGGTTACCATCAAAAGACGGTGAATCCCCAGAGATTAGTACAATCGGTGGAGATGGACCAGATCTTGGTGATACAGAATCTCTTAAGTATTTTGCTGATAGACTAAAAATGGCTTCTAAGATTCCTTTTTCGCGATTTGATAAAGAAGGCGGTAATACTTATGATATGGATGCTAGTGGAATGTTAAGAGATGAAATTAAATTTTCTAAATTTATTGACCGTCTTAGATCTATATTCCAAGAAGTACTTGTAAAACCGATGTATCTTCAAATGTGTCTTAATCACCCTGAATTAAAAAATGATGTTTCATTTAAATCTGGTTTAGGACTTAAATTTGTTAAAGATAATGTGTTTGAGGAAATGAAAGAAATGGAGTTACAAACAAAAAGAGTAGACTTCATTGGAAATCTTAAAACACAGTTAAGTACAATGACTGCAGAAATGGAGGAAATTCCATACTTCGATTTAGGATTCCTTGTTAAGAGGTACGGTGGCTTTACACGAGAAGATTTAAAAGCTAATCAGAGGGCTAAGGAAAGAACCGATTTAGAAAAGGAGGGGTATAAGGAAGAAGATATTGAAAAGATCCTTTTAGGTGCTGATAAGGCAGATTTTGAACCGGAAAAGAATAGTAATGGAATTGATGATGATCCATTAGCAGACCTAGGATAAAAAGTTTGCAAACATTGTAATATATAAATCAAATAACTAATAGAAAATGTCAGGAAAAAAATTATTGATTCTTGAAAGACAGAAATCAAATTTAGATATAACCACCGGTGAAGACGGTTCAGTTGTATTAGAAGGTGTATTTACCGAGTTTGATGTTAAGAACAAGAACAACAGGATTTACGAGGAAAAAGAAGTAATGCCTCATATCAATGAATTACAAGAAAAGGTTAAAACCAATAAACTTCTAGGTGAATTAGATCACCCTAAAGATTTTGATGTTAGTTTGGCTAATGTCTCTCATGTTGTTGAATCATTAGATTATGATAAGACTAAAAAACAAGTTATTGGAAAAATCAGATTACTAAATACCTCTAAAGGTAAAGAAGCACAAGCTCTTATTAAAGATGGTATTCCTTTACATATTTCAAGTAGAGCTGCTGGTACAGTAGATGAAAATGGTAAAGTTAAAATTAAAAAGTTTTTTACTTATGACTTGGTTGCAGATCCTGGCTTTGAAAATGCCGAGTTATCAAGAGTAAACGAATCTTTTGGTTTAAGTAATGATGATGGTATATTAATCTATGAAATGGAAGAAACTGAAAATAACGATAATAAAAAAGATCTAACGATGGAAAATAATAATTTTGTAACTGTTGAAGATTTTCAAAAGTATACTGAATATGTATCTGGTGTTTTAAGTAATGTTAAAGAATCTACTAATTCTAATAATGATGAGGTAATGGAAAAACTTATTAAATACACTGAGCATATTGCAGAGAAAGTAAATCAGGTTACTGATTATGCTGAATACTTATCAGAGAATCTTGATAAAAATATTTCATACTCTGACTATTTAGCAGAGAATGTAAATTCAATTAAAGATTATGCTAGTTATTTAGCTGAAGAGCTTGATGGTAGTATTCAATATGCTGAGCATGTTGCTGAGATGGCTGACAAAGGAATTGCATATTCTAATTATGTTGCTGAAAACTTAGAGAAGAGTATTGATTATTCTGAATATGTAGCCGAGAAGGTTGATCAGAATATTGCTTATTCTGAATATCTTGGTGAAAATGTAGATAAGAGTATTAAATATACTGAATACGTTGCAGAAAATGTAAATTCTACTAACGGTGAAAGTATTAATGAAGATACTGTTAATGAATACGGTATGAAAGAAAGTTCTATGCCAACAATAGAAGAAGTTTCAAAATGTATGGATGAAGGAATGACTTATGAGCAAGTTTGTGAAAAGTATCCTGATGCAGACAAAGCGAAATTAAAAGAAATGTGTGAATCGTGTGGAAAGACTCATGAGGCTGAAGATTACAAAGAATCTATTGAGGAGAAATTAAATAAACTTATTTCTGCTGCTGAAACTAAAAATGTATCTGAAATGCATTTTATGAATTTCTTAGGAGAATCAAAAAAGAATCAGTTTAATGCTTTACCTGAAAGTAAGCAAGCTATGATTGTAGAATCAATGAATTCACAACCTATTATGTCAACTATACAAGCTGAAAATATTTGGGAATCTAATTTCATTGAAAAGAAAAGAGAAATAAATGTAATTGATGATATGCCAGAAAGATTCCGTGGAAAATGGAATAACCTTTCTGAATCAAGACAACAACAAATTATATCTGAATCAAGATTCCACCCAGTTGGTAATCAATACGGAATTAATAATTTCTGGGCAACAAGAGATCTAAGAGATACTCAAATTGCTACTGAATCTATTAATGAAAGTAAAACTGCTGCTGAGGCTGCTAATAAAAAAGAACCATTAGTTAATGAATCTTTTGCTGCTGACCTTATTAGTAAAGTTAAGTTTAATTTAGGTAAATAAATAAAGAAACAAATAATATTAATCGAATGGTCAAGAAGAAAAGGACCGAGGCGATTAAAAACCGGAATTTTATAATTCCAAAAAATGCGAAAAATAATTTTTAAAAAATGTACGCAAATCAATTAATCAACGAGTCCGAGGTTCAAAAGACCTGGGGACCTATCATTGAGGAAGCTACTGGTATCACTGAAAAGTCTAAGTTATCTTGGATGTCTAAGTACTGCCATTATCACAACCTTAATGAAAGTGTATATAATACTGTACACTTAAATCCAAATATGAATGTACCAGGTATGGATGCGGTAACTTTACCAGGCAACCCTACTACAATGAATGCATTCTCTGGACAAACTGCTGGATCTGGTGACAGACCTTTTTCTTTGCTTCCACTTGCAATGCAAGTTGCTGCTCAGACTGTAGGTTTAGACTTAGTACCTGTAGTACCAATGCAAGGCCCAATGGGAATTCTTACTTACCTAGACTTTGTCTATGGTGGTGGTTTAACTAAACAAGCAGGTGGTGTAGATGGAAATTCTGCTCCATTATTAATTAAAGTACCTGTAACATTAGGTTCTGGTATTGCTGCTTTAGCAGTAAACGATGTAAACTATGTTGGTACTGGTACTAATGGTTCTTATGAACTTACTTTCGTAGGTGCATCAAGAATTGACGGATATCCAATCTTCCGTGTAAGAGGTAAATCTACTGACGCAGTAGAAGGTACTGATCCTTACAGACAAGGTGAAGAAGGTTACGAACCAATTTATACTGCTATCGTAGGTGGTGGTGCTCCAACAGATTTATATTCTAATGATACATTAGCTGCATCTATTGGTACTTTTGGTGGAAGCCCTGAATATGTAAAAGCTTTAGAAGACCATATTACTGGTTTCTCAGGTAACGCATTTGAGGCTAACAACCCTGCTACCGGTGCACCTGCATTTGGTTCAGAAGATATCAATGGTGTAGATCCATACCAAAGAGGTGTTGGAGAATCAACTCCAGATAACCTTTTAGGTCTTTCATTGTTCAATAAATCAGTTGCTGCTAAAACTTATCAAGTTGCTGCCGCTGTAACAAGAGAACAAGTTCAGGATTTAAAACAATTCGGAATCGACGCAGTTGCTCAAGTAGAAGCTGTATTGGTAAATGAGTTAACTCAATCTATCAACAAATACATCTTGGATAGAATCTTCAGAAATGGAGCTACTAACGCAAATAATGTATTTAGTGTGGACGCATTAAACTTATCTGCTTCGTTTGTTACTGCTGCTCCTGGTGTTACTGCAATCTCTTTAGGTGCTGGTAATTCTAGTAACGCAAACATCTCGTTAAACACTGCTGATACTGTAGTTGGTTCAGGTGGTGAAACACAAGGATCATTACAACGTAGGTTGTATACTAAAGTTCTTGCTGCTTCTAACTTGATCGCAACGAGAGGAAGAAGAGGACCTGCAACGTTTGCAGTATGTTCTGGGGAAATTGCTACGGCACTACAGGATATCGCAGGTTTCGTACCTTACCCACTATCAAATACAATCAACCAAGCTGGTGGATCTTTATATCCAATCGGTTCTTTGGCTGGTGTAACTATTTATGTTGATCCAAACATGGCTTGGACTGACTATAGAGTTGCTGTAGGTAGAAAAGGTGATGGTAATTCTCCTGGTTTAGTATTCATGCCTTACTTAATGGCTG